ATTGACGGCGGCTATAGCTTCACCGATGAACTCACTGTACCGCTGTCTGGCAACTACGAGCTCACCGGCACGGGTGTAACGGTGAAATTCACCGAGGCGGTGGGCGACGCGGCAAACTCCTTTGTCGTCGGCGACGCTTTCAAAGCGTCTACTACCAAGCCCGCGATGACCAATAGCGATGTGCTCGCAGCCATCACCAAGCTGCAGACTTATTCAGACTACGCTTTCGAGTACGTTCATATCGTCGGCGAGAGCACTGCAGCTCTCTGGGCTGCAGTTAGCACGGCGCAGGCCGAGCTGAATGATACCTATAAAAAGCCGATGTTCTTCATGCTGGAGGCATACACGCCCAATACAGAAGAGGCAATCGACGATTATGCCGAGCGCCTCGAAAATGACCGTAAGCAGGTCAAGAACTATAACATTCAGGTAGTGGCAGCGAGAGGAATGCTCGTCAAGATGGACGGCACGACCCGTGAGGTCAACCTCGCCGGACTTGTTTCCGGTCTCTACTCGAAGGCGTCGGTTCAGGTCTGCATCGGAAAGACACTTCCGGCTGCCGGCTTCGGCGTATCGAAGTCAAAGCTCGTTGAGCTGCGTCCCTCCGGCGTCATGACGGTAATCGAGCGTCTCGACACGGCAAACTATCTGACCTTCCGCGAGTACGACGGTCTGGATGACTTCTATGTCTACCATACGTTCGTGCTTTCCCCGGACGACAGCGATTACCGCTACGCCGAGGATGTGCGTGTACTCAACAAGATCATCCGCAAGACCCGCGCGGAAGCGCTGAAGCTGCTGCAGGACGACATCGATCTTGATGACATTCAGGGCGAGCTCGAGACGAGAGCAAAATTCATGTTCCCGCCTCTGCAGGATATGATCAACGCGAAGGAAATCAGCTCCGCAGCGCTCACAGTCCCCGAAGGACAGGAAAGCACTTTCATTGAAACCCAGATAATGAAAGTCAAAATCCGCTACGTGGATCGCGGCCACATCCGCGAGGTCGAAGTAGACCTCGGACGATCACCGGCAGGCGAATAACGGAAGGAGAACAAAACCATGTTGAAAGTAAACGGCAAATGTTATGACTGGGGAGACGTCAACACCAAAATTCCCGGCCTCGACCTCATCCTTCAGGAAATCAGCTACGACGATGAGTTCGAAATGGAGGAAGTCTACGGCAAGGGCGCAAGGCCCAGAGGCTACGGCACCGGCAACTATAAATCCTCCGGCAAAGCAACCATGCTGCGCGACGACTATGACGCAGTACTCGACTATTGCAAGGCAAACGGCATCGCGTTCTTCGGGATTACTATCCCGTCCCTCGTCGTGTCCTATGCCAACGACGGCGGTCGTACCCGCATCGATGAGCTCAAGACCGTTAAGTTCACCAAGCGCTCCAACAAAGCCTCTCAGGGCGACAAGAGTCTCAAGGTGGATATTGACCTGATGATCATCGGCGGTATCGTTCAGGACGGCGTCGAACCCGTCTAAGCGTTATCTCAAAATAATTGATAGTAGGAGGCTCCAATTATGGAGAACAGCAACAAAGCGGCTGCAAAGCTCGACGAGCTCAAGGCCAAGTACGGCACAGTCTACCGCATCGGTATGACAATCCCCGTTGACGATAACGAGGAAAAGGAATGCACATACCACTTCAAGCGCCCTTCCGTCCCGAGCTATGAGCGCTACATAAAGAGCGCGGCTCAGTCTGGCATCGTAAAGTCCAGCAAGGCATTCATGCTGGACGCAATCGTCGAAGAGGACAGGGAACGCCTTGTTGCCGACATGGAGGAGAATCCCGGCATCGCTATCACCATCGGCAATAAGCTCACCGAGACACTCGGCATGACCAATACGGTAAATTTGAAAATGCTCTAGAAGAGCAGCTCTCGGAGGTGAGGAACAGCCTTGTTGAGAAGCTGACGCTCGAAATACACAGGTTCCTCCCTCCGGCCCTTCTAGAGAAGTTTGACCCGGAGACGCTCAGCTTAGACGAGTTTCTAAGATACGTCGCACAGGCGCGGTACATTCAGGAGCTTGAAGCAAATGTCGTCGCCAAGGCAATCTCGGATGTTTTCTCGGAGTAAAAAGAAAGAGCCGAAATTATACTTTCGGCTCCTTCTTGGCTAACTTCTTCTGTTTGTAATATGCTTTGGCGTCTTTCACCGTCTGCATGAACGGCACCTTTTCCACCTTATAGCCCTTTGCTTCTTGCTCCCCACAATACCAAGCATAGGGAATTGTGTAGATAAAAAGAGGAACATAAACGAGGACCGCGATAACAGCTCCGGCGCACAGAGCAAACAAGAGCACATGGATAACTACTGTAAAAAATACCATTTTAATCCCTCCTCATCGCCACTATACCACACGGGAGGTGAAAATCAAGCATGAGTTTAGAATCCGTATTCAAATTGTCGCTCATTATGAACATGATCGACAACTTATCGAGCCCGCTGGCGCGTGTCTCTTCGAACGCGGGCAGCTCGGTATCCAAGCTGAACAGCCTAAACCAGTCCCTCGGGGACATGACAAAGTCGGGCGCAATCATGGCGGGCGTCGGAGCACAGATCGTAGACGCGACCCTCGCTCCGGTCGAAGCGACCTTCGCAACACAACAGGCTCTCGGTGAGCTCTCATCGCTCGGTGTACAAGACCTTCAGCTCATAGAGAACGCCGCAAAGAACTTCTCCGACCAGTGGGCCGGAACGACGAAGGCCGACTTCGTTACGGCGGCCTACGATATCCGAAGCGGTATATCCACTCTATCAGATCAGGGCGTCGCGGACATGACTACCCTCTCCGGCCTCACGGCAAAGGCAACAAAATCCACAGTCGGAGAAATGACCTCGCTCTTCGCGACGGGCTACAACATCTATAAGAGCTACTACTCGGATATGTCCGATCTGCAGTTCGGTGAAATGTTCTCGGCGGGTATATCCAAGGCAGTCCAACAGTTCAAGACAACGGGCTCCGGTATGCAGCAGGCTATTCAGTCTCTCGGCGCTTCGGCCACAAATGCCAAGGTACCGCTTGAAGAGCAGCTCTCAGTGCTCGGTATGCTGCAGGCAACGATGTCCGGCAGCGAAGCGGGTACCAAGTACGCCGCTTTCATCCGCTCGGCGACAAAAGGCGGCGAAGCTCTCGGCCTGTCGTTCGTGGACGCGAACAATCAGATGCTAAGCATGCCGGAAATCATCGACAAGCTGAAGGGTAAGTTTGGAGAGACGATGGACGCAGCCGAGAAGATGAAGCTGCAGGAAGCCTTCGGCGATACCGAATCAGTCGCGCTCATCGACCTCATGTACAACAAGACCGGCGACCTTCAGAACAACATCGTCGGGATGTACGACTCTCTCAGTCAGGGCACCACACTTACCCAGCAGATGGCAACAGCCATAAACAGCACCTCGCCCCAGCAATACGAGGTACTCAAGCAGCAGCTCCAGAACGTCAAGGAAACGATGGGAAACAGCTTGCTTCCGACCATTAACCAGTTTCTCACCAAAGGCATGGAGCTCGCTACTAAGCTCAGCGACTGGGTAACAAAGCATCAGGACCTTGCCCGCGTCATCCTGATAGTCATCATGACAATAGGCGGCTTGATAGCGGTGACTGGCACGCTTACCGCTGTGATCGGCGGCGTAGGGCTTGTCTTCACAAAAGTAGGCGGGCTTGTTTCAGGATTCTGGGGAGCTGTAAAAAAACTACCGGCACTATTTAACGACATCCAACTATATGCTACAGTTGCCGGCAACAGTATCAAAGCAGGCTTCGGAGCACTAAAGACCTTCAGCACTCCGGCAATAAGCGCGGTAAAGAATGTCGCACTGAACATAGCCAGTATGGCAAAGACGGCGGCAATCAATGGCTGGGCAGCTCTGAAGAGCTTCGCGCTGGGCCTCGCCGGTATGGCGAAGCAGGCTATAACGACAGCGGTTCAGGCGATGCCCGGACTCATAGCCTCGGTCTGGTCGTTTACGGCAGCACTCTTTGCAAACCCAATAACGTGGGTCATCATAGGCATCGTCGCGCTGGTCGCCGCATTCATCCTGCTCTGGAACAAATGTGACGCCTTCAAGAATTTCTTTATAAACCTCTGGGATAAGGTCAAAGAAGTCTTCAACAAGGTTATCAACTTCGTTAAGACCAACTGGCAGAGCCTGCTGCTCTTCCTCGTAAACCCGATTGCCGGAGCGTTCAAGCTTCTCTGGGATCACAGCGAGAAGTTCCGTAACTTCTGGATTAACCTCTGGGCTGGCATCAAGGACACCGTCTCAAGCATCGGCGCGTGGTTCGGCACAGTATTCAGCAACGCATGGCAGTCCATTAAAAACGCATTTGCCAGTGTGGGAGCTTTCTTCTCGGGCATCTGGCAAACAATCAAGAGTATGTTCACATCGATTGGCACCACCATCGGCGACGCCATCGGAGGAGCCTTCAAGGCCGTCGTCAACTCGATAATTGGTTTTGCCGAGAACATGATCAACGGCTTTATCAGCTCGATTAACCTAGCAATTGGCGTAATCAACCTCATCCCCGGTGTCAACATCCCTCTACTCCAGCTTCTCAATATACCCAGACTTGCGGAAGGCGGTATCGCAACAAAACCAACGGTGTTGATGGCAGGTGAAGGAAACGAATCCGAAGCCATACTTCCGCTGTCCAAGCTGTCCGCGCTGCTGGCAACGGCAGCAGAAGACGGTACACCGGAGGGAGGACCAAAACCCTCGCTCTCACAAACCTCGTTCAAGAAGGTCAGCCTCCGGGGAACGTCAGAGTCCCCCGATCAGGAGAGCGCGACCTCGGAAAAAGCTGAAGCCAACAAGGGCGTGTTTATCCAGAAGCTGTTTATGAGCATCGACTTTTCGAAGATTAAAGACCTGCCACTGCTCATTAAGCTCCTGCAGGAAATCGAAGACTACACAAACGCCAACGGCGGTAACACTGATACAGTGGCCGTAGAGCCCGCTTAGAGGAAGGTGAACGACATTGATATTTGTTGAAGATAATCTCGTTAAGGTCAATGGAATCGTCCTGCCGGGGCTCGTAAAAAGTATCGAGGTCAAGGAATCAGCACAGATTGATGAGCAGGAGGTCGAGGGCAGCGCGTCAAAGCCAAAGCAAGCCACGGGCTATGAGGACGCGAAAATCAATATCGAGCTGCTCATCGACGACACACCCACACAAACCAAATATCAGCGGCTGGCAGTCGCCCGGGCACTATTTCGCTCGCCCGGGCAGACCGTCCCGCAGCCTATCCCGATTGTATGCGAGGCTGCTGCGGCTCACGGTATAGAGAAGGTCCTATTTAAGGGCATCTCCCACAAAGTTGAAAACAAGAAGGGGCAGCTTCCCGTTTCACTCGAATTCTGGGAGTACGTCCCTACGACTATTAAGACGACGACCAGCAGTAAAACCAAAAGCAGCCCCGACAGCTCCGTCAGTTCCACCAGTTCGCTGTCATCCGACTATACGGAATACCTGAACAGCAGCAGGGGCAAGTCTCCTGCCAACGACGACGAAGATGCCACAGCGGCTCTCAGCACCGTTTCAAACATGCCATACGAATAAGGAGGCGTCTCATGGAGACATCCGATCTCTTCTATCCCCAGATTGCAGCGCGTGTCGGCTCCTACGAATTTACCAAAGGCATCCGGATCGAGATACATTCCTCTCAGGATACACGCTCCGACTGGGCAAAATTACGCTTCACCGAACAGTTTCAGCAGAAGATATCCCTCTCAACGATGGACGCCGCTTCAGTCGAGCTCGGCTACAACGGAGTCTACGACGAGACTTTTAAGGGCTATGTCGCCAAGCCATACAACACAGGCAGCAATGCCGATGAGATAACGCTCAAGGACGAAATGCTTCGACTCGAGCAGACCGAGATAAACAACACATTCCTCGATACCACCCCGCAGGAAATGATATCCTACTTTCTCGCCAAGGCTGGCGTCACTTCAATGGCGCTGACGTCTCAGGTCTATCCAGAACGCAAGTATGTGCCCATCCGGAAGATGTCAGCAGCCGGAGCGATAGACGCCGTTCACTCGGCATGGGGTATAACTCAGAAGTATTTCTTTTCGGGCGGCACCTTCTACTGGGGAACAAAACCCTCTCAGGAGAAGGTCTACTCGTTCGAGTACGGTGTCAATATACTAAACCTCGCACGAGTGGCCGGAGTCTGGGAGCTCGAAACAATATCCGCTCCGTTTGTCAAACACTCTCATCAGATCGCCGTTACCCACCCGAAAGTCAGCGGCACCTTTGAGGTCTCTAAGATGGACTTCATCACCAACGACGACGGCTTCATCCGTACCTACATCCATTTCAACTAGCAAGGAGGCGGCCATATGGGCAATCTTGAAGAGTTTACCAAATGCGTAATCGGCAGAGTAATCACCGCAGATTACCCACACCTCAAACTACCTGCAGTCCAATATGCGCGGATAAGTAAGGCCGCACAATTGTCGGAAACATATACCGTCGACAGTCTCGAAATCACTGACGTTACAGCCGGAAGAACTTTTACGGCCAGCTACGCAGCCCACTGGTATGAGTACACGCTCGAAATAATTGACCGTTTCGGAAACGCCGACGATACATACCCACTCATTCCCGGCGTGAAGTCAAAGCTGAAGCTGGACAAAGGAGCCGTCGTCGCGGTCGGGCTTGCCTTCGGAGATATAGCTCCGGCAATCATCGGGGAGGTAAAACTATGACCGGCTTAAGCGATACCGACATCAGACTTGACGATAACTTCCAGCTCACCGCTGCCGCAACCGGCGACGCACCTCTCTGCTCCGGGCGCGAGTGCCTGTTTCAGGTAATTGCCATTGAGGCAGCGACGCAGAAGGGCGATGTGTTCTTCGACACGGACTTCGGCTGGAGCCTGTACGACTTTGTCCAGTCGGAGGACGACGACCTCACAAGGCTTGAAATCGAACAGCGAGTTTATTTCGGTCTGCAGAAGTATGACGTCATTACCCCTGAGAGCATTGGGGTCAGCGTCAACTACTCAGACGGTACTTTCCTAATAAAATGCTCGTTCAAATTTACAGACGGTACCGAGTCAACAGACGACCTGACTATCGTAATAGATGCGGTCAGCGTGGAGGTAGTAACAAGTGATTGACAAAAAGATTCTCGACGAAATATTCCCCGTCCCTGAGCTTACCAATCTGCGGGATACGAAAATCGCGGAACTGAAGAACGCTGGTTTTGCCATAACGAACTTCAACTCGGGCGGTGTCTTCTACTTCCTGCTGATGATTGTTCTGCAGATATACATAGAGATCATCGAGTTCTTCCGGAGCGTTCTAAACAATATGTTCGTGTCCCACGCTACGGGCATATGGCTGAAGCTAAAGGCCGCCGACTTCTCAAAAAAGCAAAAGGCCGCGCTGAAGACTCAGGGAAATGTGACAGTAAGCCGGACGGCGGCAGGCGAGGCTATCACAATAGAAAAGGGGCATGTATTCAAAACGGAAAAGGACATTAACGGTGACACGCTCCGCTACTTTGTCACCAATGACACGGTTCTTCAGAAAGACGTATTGAGCACGACGGTGCCTGTCGAGGCTGAAATCGCGGGCGGGAAGTACAACGTCGCAGCCGGGAAGATTACCCAGAGCCTAACAAACATGGACGGCATCGATGCTGTCACAAACACCTCAGGCTGGATTACCCGCGAAGGCTGCGATGATGAAGACCTCGAAAGCCTTCGGGACAGAATCCTTAACGCATGGTCTGAGCTCGCTACCACTTCGACAGCGGCAAAGTATAAATCGGTCTGCGAGGCCGTCGACGGAGTTCTCTTCGTCAGAGTCAATGATCAGCATCCAAGAGGCCAGGGTACCATCGACATCGTCGTCACATCTTCAACCGGCTCGGCCACAGACGCGCTGCTCGAACTGGTCAACACGGCGGCAAGCAAAATAAAAGGCCCTTATGATGACGTCCTTGTTAAGAGCTCAACTACTACGACGCTCGCTATCGACATCATTGTGACGATTGCTACAGGCGTCAGCACGGATGGACTTTCTGACAGAGTGGAGGCCACGGTCAGAGCGACAATGGCCATATCTAAGGACAGGCCGCTCAATGTGCTGAATCACGCCGATTTAATCTATGCTGTCAAGCGCGATATATCAGTTATCAATAACGTAAAGGTCACAGCCCCAGCCGAAGACGCTGTTCTCGGTACCGACTATGTCATCATACCGGGCACGGTGACAGTAACGATTACGGAGGAGTGATATGGACTTTGGAGATTATATGTATTCCATGCTTTCGGCTCCTTTTAAGAAGACCGCGAAAGCAACGAACCAGTTTTATATCTTCTTCAAGGTCATCGGCACGCTCTTTGATGATACAAAGGCCGCATTGTTCCGACTGAGAGCTGAGTCCATGATTGCCACGGCAAGCGAAAAAATCCTCGAGGAGCATGGTCGCGATCGGGGAATGCCCCGACTGAAGGGCGAGTCTATAGAGAACTACCGCACCCGACTGTCCATGAAGTTCATCATAGCTGAGAAGGCTGGCACAAACGAAGCTATCAGATACGTGGCAAAAGCTTTTGGTTATGACAATGTTCAGATTGATCGGAGCTCTGACTCTTCTAAATGGTCCGAGGCGACTGTTCAGTTCATCGGCGGCAAAATTGTGCTTGACGACCGGACACTCCTTCTGCAGGAACTCAACAAGGTCAAACCGGCGTCGGCGCTGCTCTCTCTCGTTAAGGAGCAGCAGTTCACAGCAGAGCAACACTTAGGCACTGCTATGATAATCGGCAAATCTATAACAATAAGGCAGGGTTAGAAATGTCATTTAATAAACTGATGCTCACCACGGACGGAAAGACACTGTTTGCTAAAGCACAGCAGGGCAAGACCTTGCAGTTTACTAGAGTCGCTATTGGCGACGGGCTGATAGGAAGCGGATCACTCGTCAACAGATCTGCGCTTATCAGCGAAAAGAAGTCGATGCTTATAGACAGCATCCTAGTCGTGAATTTGACTGAATTGGCAGTCGTCGTAAGCCTCTCAAATACTGATATAGCAGAGAGCTTTTATTTTAACGAGATAGGTCTTTTTGCGAAAGACCCCGATACTCTTCAGGAAAAGCTCTACCTCTATGACAACACCATTGAAAACGGCGAGCCTTTGCCGACAGCTGCATCAGGCACGATAGTAAACGAGCGTCTCAAGCTGCTTATCGCGGTCGACAACGTCGCCAGCGTCACCTTCAATGCTTCCGGTAACCCGCTATATTTGGCAATTGAGGACATTTCAGACGGGTCGCTGGGATCGAATGTCTTGTGGTCCGCCACATATATCGACCAGAGGCTTACTGAAATACAATCCACCGCAGCCGATGACGCCACCTCGAAAGCTAACGCAGCAATAAGCACCGCAGCCGATGACGCCACCTCAAAAGCTAACGCAGCTCAGGCGGGGGCAATAAGCACCGCAGCCGATGACGCCACCTCAAAGGCTAACGCGGCCCGGGATGCAGCGAAAGCAGCGAGTATTCCGCTAACACAAAAGGGATCAGTTAGTGGCGTTGCAGAATTGGACTCCAGTGGTAAGGTGCCGTCCGCTCAGCTCCCGTCCTTTGTGGATGACGTGCTCGAGTATGCCAACCTCGCAAGTTTCCCAGCCTCCGGGGAAAGTGGGAAAATCTATGTCGCACTCGATACCAACCTTACCTACCGCTGGAGCGGCTCGGCGTATGTGGAAATCTCTCAGAGCCTTGCTCTCGGGGAAACTCCGGCCACAGCATACCGCGGTGACAGAGGAAAGACCGCCTACGAGCACAGTCAGGCCACAGGAAACCCGCATAGCTTGACTATCGCTATGCTCGGCGGCGGGAACGCGACATGCGCGACAGCGGCGGCGACCGCCGCAAAAGTGGCCACGCTGTCAGGCTATATTCTCACGGTCGGAACGCCCTTGATCGTGGAGTTCACCAACGCAAACACAGCCACTAATGTCACGGTAAACTGCAACTCGCAGGGTGCAAAATCGGTCATGGTCAACGGCTCTGCTGCTGCATGGTGGCAGATACCTCAAAAGGCCGTATTATCCTACAACGGAACAAACTACAACTTGCTCAATCCCATCATGAGCTTAAAAAAGACTGCGACGCTGGCCGTCGCAAGCTGGGCAGGCTCGTCAGCTCCGTACACCTACACCCTGAGCGACAGTGACATCATCGCAACAGATACGCCGGACATTAACCGCGTCACTGGTACGGACGCCGCCGCCGCCGCGCTTATAAATACCGCGTGGTCTCTCATCACCGGCTACGCTGTTAACATTCAGATAAGCGCCGGGACGATTACCTTCTACGCCACCGCAAAACCGAGTGTTGCAATTCCGATTATGTACAAGGTGGTGAGATCATGAGTAGTGAGGCTTATGCAGGTAATCCCGCAGGAGGAAAAAAGTGCGCGTCGGGTACGTTGTTTCCAAGTTACACAGATACTAGCGTAACAATACATTTGGACTTTACTCCTACCAAGGTCATGATTTTTCTTAATAACCAAAATTCTCCCGACTCAATATACAACGGCCTTTTGACCTGTCTCGAGTACGATTTTTCTACGAACTACGGCTTTCTTTATGGTCGTTCATACGACGAAAACCAAGGGTACTCGCTCTATTACACAAGTACATATAGACCAACATTTTCGTCGGGAACACTTACGTTTTTATCGGGTGCCTTTAATTTCTATTCCAGTTCAACTGCACCTTACGGCTATACATGGATGGCCATGGAATAAGGAGGGCTTTTTTATGATCATAACGAATAATTCTATAAAATACCCATGCGTGGGTTATTACGCAACCAATTCCAGCGTCGCCTTTGTCGGCATCGAAGGCGTCTCTATCCCGCTAACTGGGTTGATCAATCTTGTGAGCGAGGACAGCAACGAAGTCCTTGCTATACAGGATTGCAGCGATTACATCAGGCAGACCTACGACAACGGTGTTCTGATCTTGACGAATGAGCCAGAGCCCATAGCTCCGACCGCCGAGGAGCTCCTCGAGGAGGCGAGAGCGGCAGCCCTTGCGCGTATCAAGGGCAAGTGCTCGGCAGCGATCGTCTCTGGCATCACAGTCGGCGGAAAGCATTACCGACTAAATGATGATGACCAGACGGCAATCAACGCGGCCGTGGCGCTTGTGGCCGCAGGAGAAACGTCGGTACCATTTGCGGCCGACGATGGCGTCACGTCCATGTACACGGCCGAGGAGGTCAAGGCCGTGGCAAAGGCCGCTTATGGCTGGGTGCTGGCAAATCGCAAATACAACGCCTCGCTCAATGTATGGATAGTGAGGGAAACGAACACGGAAACGCTCGCCGGCATCGGCTACAGCTCCGCACTACCTGCGGACCTGACGGCCATACTGACCGCGCAGCTCACGGCGGCAGGGATCGATACAACGGCACTGTCAGAGATGCTGACAGCATAACACTGATTCCATCGGCCTCACCAGCCGAGGAAAATATAATATTACTTACTTTGGAGGACAAAACAAATGAGAAAATTCAGTTTTCTTAACTACGCAAAAGAGGTTTTCTTGGTCAGCAAGAACCTCAATGTTGACATCGGAGTCGCATTTGAAAGATTCAAGGCCGATGTCAAGGCTGGAGCAGCTCTTCCGTATAACACCGCAAACGCGCTCCCTGACTTCGACTTTGTGGCGGCAAAGACCGCATGGGACGGACTCGCTCGTGACGAACAGATTGCCGCTTACGGTGAGTGGAGCGAGTTTGTTACCCTCGTTAAAAGGTGGGAAGCAGCCTAG